TTGTTGTTTATTGCTAAATTTGGGAACTTTGGATAATATAGTTTTACAATAAAATACAAATATGGATACTCGGAAGATTAAATCACTTATTCCTTATGATAAAAACCCGAGGAAGAATACTAAAGCTATTGATGAAGTGCTGAAGTCTTTGCAGAAACATGGGCAAGTTAAACCGATTGTTTTGAGTGCTAAGGAGAAGCCTTTTACTGATGAGATTATTTGTGCAGGTCACACGACTGTATTGGCTTTAAAGAAATTTGGGGCTAAAGAAGTCAAGGTGGTTGTTAAGGAATTCGATTCAGAGAGTGATTTTGTTGATTATAATATTCGGGATAATAAGTCCGGGGAATTTGCTGAATGGGATGAAACTATTTTAGCTGAGTTAAATGCTGAGTTTGATATTGAATTAGATGATATGGGGTTTGATGACCTGGTGCTTGATGAAGAAGAGAACGAGGGCGAGACTGACGAGGATGAAGTTCCAGAGGTGCCTGAGGAACCAGTGGCCGAATTAGGGCAGATTTATAAGCTTGGGGAGCATCGGTTAATGTGTGGGGATTCTACTAGCAAGGAGGCTGTTGAGGCTTTGATGGATGGGAGAAAGGCCGATATGGTATATACAGACCCTCCTTATGGTGTGAGTTATACCAATAACATGAATGATAATCATGATGTTATAATGAACGATGATGTTATTCTTGATTTTAAACACATATTAAAACAATTTTCAAAGAAGAATACTCACTGGTATATATGGACTTCGGACCCTGTTTATGACCAATGGAGAGAGATGTATAAAGATGTGTTTAAGAGTACCGTAGTATGGTTTAAAGGCGGTGGAGGAATAGGGGATCTAGCCGGAGATTACGCAAGAAATTATGAGTTCTGTTTGTTTTGTCAGAATGGAAGGAGAGAGCTAAACGGTAGTAGAGATGGTGGAGTATGGGAAATAGGAAAAGACTCTGGTTCTGATTATGTGCATCCTACACAAAAGCCTGTTGAGTTATCATCCTTTGGAATTGAAAAGAGTTGTATAAAGGGAGACATTGTACTCGATCTATTCGGAGGCTCAGGTTCAACCCTAATAGCCTGTGAAAAGACTAAGCGCAAATGCTACATGATGGAACTAGACCCAAAATACATAGACGTAATCATAAAAAGGTGGGAAGACTTTACTGGAAAGAAAGCGGAGGTTATCAATGCCATTTAAAAAAGGTGATCCAAATATAAACAGGAAAGGCAGGCCAAAGAAGGGTATGAGTTGGTCAGAAGTATTGAAAGAATTGTGCGACGAAGAAGTTAATGCTGGTGACTCAAGGCTTACTAAAATGCAGGCAATAGGGCATAAAATCATTAAGAAAGCTTTCGATGGTGACTTAGATGCTGCTAAGATTCTCATGGACAGGATAGACGGTAAACCAAGGCAAGCGATTGATCACACTAGCAAAGGCGAGCAGATTGGGTCAATTGAAAGGGTGATAATTAAGAGTGATTAATCTCAGGATAGAAACACCTGAATGGGCTGAAGCTTTCCTAGTGCCTTCACGCTATAAAGGCGCTTATGGTGGTAGGGGTTCTGGGAAATCTCATGGTTTTGCTGAGAACCTGATTGAACTCATGGTTATGAATCAAGAGCTAAAGGTTGTTTGTATTCGTGAAGTTCAGAAGAGTTTAAATAAATCGGTCAAGGCTTTACTTGAGAATAAGATTAAGAAATTTGATCTTGGTGATTATTTTCTAATTCATAATACTGAAATAAGATGTAAGAACGGTGATGGTGTCATCATATTTCAAGGAATGCAGGACCACACGGCAGACACTATTAAGTCATTGGAAGGGTTTGATATTGCTTGGGTTGAAGAGGCTCAGAGTTTAAGCTATCGTAGTTTGAAGCTATTGAGGCCAACGATCAGAAAGGAAGGCTCAGAGATTTGGTTCACTTGGAACCCAGAGAATGACTCTGATCCTGTTGATGTGCTTTTGAGAAGTGAGATAAAGCCTAAGAATGCAATCGTAAAGAAAGTTAATTATAAAGATAATCCCTGGTTTCCTGATGTCCTGGAAGACGAAAGGCAATTTGATAGGCAGCACGACCCAGATGGTTATGGTCATACTTGGGACGGTGATTATGTCACAGCTTCAAAAGCCAGGGTATTTAAGAATTGGATAGTTGAAGAGTTTGAAGCTCCAGCGGATTCAATGTTTAGGTTCGGGGCTGACTGGGGTTTCTCGGTTGATCCTACTACTCTGGTTAGGTGTTACATGGTCGGCAGGAAGATATATATTGATTATGAAGCGTATCAAGTTGGCTGTGAAATAAAAGACACGCCAGATCTTTTTATGACTGTCCCTGAGTCTGAAATGTGGCCAATTGTCGCTGACTCTGCTAGACCTGAAACGATAAGTCATATCAGGAAGCACGGTTTTCCTAAGATTATGAAAGCTATCAAAGGACCTAAGAGTTTAGAGGAAGGGGTTGCTTTCGTTAAAACTTATCAATTAATCATACACCCTAGATGTGAGCACGTTATTGATGAGCTTACACATTACAAATATAAGCTTGACCCAGCCACAGAGAAGCCTACAAGCATATTGGAAGACAAGCACAATCATGTCATTGATGCCCTTCGTTATGCAGTTGAGAACGTGAGGCGAGCAGTTAAGGCAAACAAGACAATAGATCATAAACCTATTCCAAGAGTAAACAAATGGTAAAAGAGACGCATCTAGATAAATTCGATAAGCTATTCCCAAAGAGAAAAGAACTGACTGAAGCAGCAAAGAAGCCAGTAACTCAAAATAACGACAAAAAGCAGCTAGATAACTCAAAATAACGCTTAATATCAATATTGCCCGGTAGCATAATGGTAGTGCTAGCGAACGTATGCGCTTGTGTGGGGTTCGATTCCAACCCGGGCATTTTTTATTGACACTAATGCTGATTTAATATAATACTACTACTCGCTAGGGTAAAACGCAAATGACCCTAGAACAAGCAGTTAGAGTTTGTTCATTGCCAAGTTTATCCTTGGTTGTGATTTCAAGGTGGTTTGAAAGAGTTTGTCTGAGCAAAACTTTCACTGAGTCCAGTCTTAAAACACTGGGCTTTTTTTATACCCTTCAATATGTTGATGTAACCTAAAATAACCAGTAAAACCCCTCAAGTAACGCAAAATAACCCGCTATAACAAAGATGTGCTTTACAAATGGAAAAGCTTATCTAAAATGGGGCCATGAAGTACCCCTCTAGAACCTCAAATAAGCCCTCTAAGGTAACGCATGAGAGTGCGCTTCTGTGGTTCAACAACATTCAGACAGCTGTTAGGAATGAGAGGCTACAATGTTTGCAGGATCGACGTTTTTACTCAATCTCTGGTGCTCAGTGGGAAGGCCCGCTAGATAAGCAGTTCGAGAATAAACCTAAGTTTGAAGTCAATAAAGTCCACTTAAGCGTTATTAGAATAATTAATGAGTACAGAAATAACAGAATATCCGTAGATTTCACTTCAAAGTCTGAAAATGACAAACTATCTGACCTTTGTACTGACTTATATAGAGCTGATGAACAAGACTCTTCAGCCGAAGAAGGCTATGATAATGCTTTTGAAGAGGGAGTAGGTGGAGGCATTGGAGGTTGGAGGCTAAGAGCTGAATATGAAGATGATGAAGACGCAGACGACGACTATCAACGCATTAGATTTCAGCCTATTTATGATGCTGATTCTTCTGTGTTCTTTGACTTAGACGCAAAGAAACAAGACAAATCTGATGCAAAATATTGTTTCGTAATAACTTCAGTAAGTCCTGAAGCTTATAAAGAAGAATGGGACGATGACCCGGCGTCATGGCCTAAGTCTGTGCCGCATTATGTATTTGACTGGTCTACTCCAGATGTTGTTTATGTAGCTGAACTATATGTTATTGAGAATATCACCGATGAAGTTGTTATATTCCAGGGTTTAGACGAAAAGGAAGTTCGACATAGAGAATCAGAGCTAAAAGAAGACCCTGAAATACTTGAGACTTTACTCGCTACAGGTTCAAAAGAGATCAGGCGTAGAAAAATCAACTGTAGGCAGTGTCACAAATACATTTTGTCAGGTGGTAAGATTCTTGAAGATGCAGGAATAATTGCAGGTAAGATGATTCCTATTGTCCCCAGCTATGGAAAACGCTGGTTTGTAGACAACATTGAAAGATGTATGGGTCATGTCCGATTAGCTAAGGATGCTCAAAGACTTAAGAATATGCAACTGTCAAAGCTGGGAGAAATATCATCCTTAAGCACAGTTGAAAAACCTATTGTTACACCTGAGCAAATTGCAGGACATCAAGTTATGTGGTCAGAAGATAACATAGCGGATTATCCTTACTTACTGATAAACCCTATCACTGGACCAAATGGCGAACCAATGCCTTCGGGGCCTGTTGGTTATACAAGAGTGCCGCAAATACCTCCAGCAATGGCAGCGCTTCTACAGATTACAGATATTGATATGAAAGAAGTGTTGGGTTCACAAGAAGCAGGTGAGCAACTTCAATCAAATGTGAGTGGCAAAGCTGTCGAACTAGTGCAGGGTAGACTTGATATGCAAGTTTTCATTTACATGAGCAACTTCTCAAAAGCAATGAAGCGCTCCGGTGAAATCTGGCTTTCGATGGCTAAAGACTTATACACTGATAAAGGCCGTAAAATGAAACGGGTTTCTGCTGGTGGCACTTCATCAATGATTGAGCTGATGGAAAGTACAGTCAATGAAGAAACCGGCGAAACTGAATATTTAAATGATATTTCTCAAGCTAAAATGGACATCAACGCTGAAGTTGGTCCTTCATCTAGTTCTAAAAGATCGGCAACAGTAAAGGCTTTAACTGGCATGATGGGGGTCACAACTGATCCTGAAACATTGTCAGTGCTATCTGCTGCTTCTATGATGAACATGGAGGGCGAAGGCATAAGCGACATTAGAGAATACTTTAGAAAGAAACTCGTTACTATGGGTGCAATGAAGCCCACGGATGAAGATATTGCAGAAGCTGAACAGGCAGCAGCGAATGCCGAGCCAACAGCTAACGATAAATACTTAGAGTCAGCAGCTGAAGAGGCAGAAGCAAATGCCGCCGCAGCAAGAGCTAAGACAGTCGAGACAATAGCAAACGCTGAATTGAAAAGAGTTCAAGCAGACAAAACACAAGCTGATATTGAGAAGATCGTAACAGATACTGAATCAAAACAGCAAGATATGAGCCTCCAGGTTAATCAAGCAATCAATGATGAGCTGATTCAACTTAAATTAGATGCTCAACCACAACAAACGGTTTCCCCCGCGCCGCAAGGTGGGGAGTTAGGTCAATTAAGGTAAATTTTATGTCAGAATTAGCAGAAGAAGGAGTGATCGATCAAGTCGATGAGGAAATCATTGAAGACAACGAAGCTGTAGAAGAGGATGGCAACACAGCGCCAGT